CAACACCATTGTTGTCTTCCACACCATTTATGGTTGAAACTGACCCGCTAGACCCTGCACCTGACAAAGATGCTGTGGTGGTAAACGACCTTTTAGTATTTGATGATGTCTTATATCCAGAGACACCCGCAATACCAATAAGCCTTGTGCCACTTTGCAATCCACTAATAGAGGCACTAAGGTTAGTTGTACCTAACTCAGCAGATATATTGACAGCAGTTGTTCCAACATGAGCAATACCTGCACCTATGAATCGTTCTGCATCTATTGTACCAGCGGTGATCTTGCCTGCGTCTATGTTGCTAATCTTTGCGTTGGTTATGATAGCATCATTGATCTGCGCTGAGTTAGTAATAACACCGGATGCAGCAATCAGACCACCCGTTATGGTGTTCGCACTGATCTTGTCGCCAGTGATAGTACCAGCAGAAATTTTAGCTGCTGTAACTGCATTAGCAGCGATCTTGTCACCAAGGATAGCACCAGCGGTAATCTTTGCAGAGGTGATAGCATTAGTGGCAATCTCGTCTGATGTGATAGCCCCCGCTGCAATGTTACCTGCCGCAATCGTATCTGCTGCGATTTCATTTGAGGTAATACTTCCTGCGGCAATCTCAGAGGCTGTAACGGCATTAGCTGCAATTTGAGTAGCTGTTACAGAGTTGGCCGAAAGCTCATTTGATGTAATAGTTCCAGCGGCAATGTTACTAGCAGCAATAGTATTGGCTGCAATTTCATTTGAGGTAATACTTCCCGTTGCAATCTCAGAAGCTGTTACTGCCCCCGCAGAAATTTTAGGGGTTGTTATCGCATTATTAGAAATCTTAGTTTCCGTAATAGCGCCAGCGGAAATTATATCAGAAGTAACGGCATTGTTAGCCAACTTAGCTGTAGTTACAGCATCAGAACCAATCTTGGTGTTGGTGATAGCCCCAGCAGCAATAACGTCACCTTGAACTGCACTCACGGCTATCTTAGCGTTAGTAACGGCGTCATCAGCCAGCTTGAGTGTGTCAATAAGACCATCTGGTATTTGAGCGCCAGCAATAGCTCCCGTTAAGTCACTGAAGTCTTCAGCACCCCCAACGACTTGCTCCCAGACGGAACCTGTCCACTGATATAACTTTCCGTCAGTACGGTTGAATACCTTTTGACCTTCAAAGCTACCAGATGGCGGGAGTGACGTAACGTCCTCAATGGCATAAAGACCTTGCTCAGTGAATAGACTGTAAACACCATTCTCGAAATCAGGGTCATCTATGAATGTAGTGGTGGCAGATACCCCAGATGTAAACGCCGATTTATTATCACTGTAATCGACAGACTTTAAGAAGTAGTATTTAGTCTGATCCACATTCAGGTTTGATCTTATGAACTCACTACCACCAGAGACGCCAACAAGAGAAGCACCTGAAGTTGTATTTGTGTCGTTCTCCCAAATCTCCACATGCTTTAAGTCAGCATCCGCTGGGTTAGTCCAGTTGATCGTGATGTATCTGAAGCCACCTTGGGCAGTAATGCTAGTAGGAAGACCGGGTGCAGTAGTGTCACCCCCACCAGTGAAATTAACTGTAGAAAAAGCACCCTTAACACCGTTAATGCTTACAGCACGGACCTTAAATTCATACTCAACGCCATCAACAAGGGGTGAGATTTCTATGGTTGTTTCTGGTGTTGTTGTGCTTGAATAACTGCTGTCAACTAGGGCTTTCCACTGTATCTCGTAGAAAGACACAAAAGAACTTGTAGCAGCAGTCCACGACAGAATAGCAGAGTTAATGAACGTGCCATCACCTTGGATACGACCACCACCCGATGCAACTAAGTCTGCCACAGCTAGACCACCGAAGGCATCAGGAAGGTTGGTATTGTCACGTTCATACGCTGCACCATCGTCTACTTCATCATAGACAGATTCTGCGGTTTCCCTTAGCGTAAGATTTACCTGTAGATCAAGCCCATCTGTAAGACCAAAGCTCCACGACAACACTTGAAACTCTTTGTTTACCCAACCAAACCTATCGTTAGTAACACGGATATTGTCACCAACTTGTACTTGCAAAGCACTAAGGCTAAAAGCGGCTGTAACTGTAAGTTGCTGTCGGTTACTATCCAAGGCAATTCTTGCGATACGACGAGCCTCAATAGAGTTATCTGTAAACGGGAGGTCTACGTCAGCGATAGATTTTTGATTGTTATCTGCAACTACAGAAGCTGGGCTAGTAACTTCAGGGTAGTCAGTTGTTTGCCAATTGCTCTCAGCACCACGGAATGTACCACGAACTGCATTGAAGTTGTCTCTACGGGAGTGTCGTGTAGAAACATTAATCCCAGAACGTAGGTTATCCTCATTGAGGTCTAACACGGGTGCAGTCCAGTAGGCTGGCTTCATACGCCACTTACCCTGCGCATACCACAGAGTACCCCCCATAGAAGACAGGAGGTTGTCGATAACGTCATAGGGAGTTACGTTAGTGGTGAAGGCACCATTACAGGTGTAACGTGTAGTACCAGCGATAGTGTTAGTCTGGTTGCAGACACTAACAGCAGAATTAACTAAGGTGTCATCAATGTTAGCGTCAACTTCACCAAGTCCATATCCTGTTGAAGAAAGGTAATCACGAAGGCATAACGCAGGGTTATCAGACCAAGCGGTAGTTTCAGAGTTAGGATCGTAAACCTTCTTGCCCTTTACCTCTGCTGTAAATGTAGGGATACCATCAGGATATACATCAGCATCAAACTCCATACGGATATACATATAGGCAATACCACGAAGCCTATGCTCAGAAGTCCAAAGACCGTCAGATTCAGCGACAAGATCACTATCGGCAGCTTGGTCAGGTGTACCCAGATGAAGGTTAATACGCAATTTACCATCATAACGGTCAGACGTAGTTGAACCGTCACTTGAGTAAACAAGTGGTATGTTACCTTTGTCTTCACCCGTGGTTGGGATGTCAGTTACATCAATATACTCATCGTTAATGTAAATACGATCAAAAGAGTTAATCTCATGTCCAGATACAGCTACGATACGGTGTAGGTACTGGTTAGTATCACCAGTGGCCTCATCGTAGACAATAGCCCCACCAACACGAACCTTACCGTAGATAATCTGATGGTCTAGTGCAGACCCTGATGTATTGACCTGATATCCACGGTTAGCCCCAGAGATAGAGGGCTTAGGTGTAAGTGCCTTTAGTGCTAAACCCATAGCAAAATTAAAGGCAAAACTAGCTAGGAAGGTCTTGAAGACCATAGTACCCGCTACCTTTTGCGCCGCAGTTGTTAATAATGCTGCACCAAACGCCGCCATGTTACTCTCCTATAAACTTAGAATATACACGTTCAATGGGCTTGAACTGTAGCCGTTCCAGAACCTTGTCGAAAGGCTTGTGTGTTTTAGTGTTAATCAGCAGTACAGACACGCCGTCTTCCTTTAGGCAACTCTCAGCAAACTTTATCAGACGGACACCAGCGAAACCTTTTCGGTAATCCTTGTGTAAGTAGATAATGTCGTTACTAGCAAACACATGGTCTTTGTAGTGAATGTTAGTTCCTAAGATAACAACAAAGTAACCAACAAGTCTATCACCATCCCTAGCTGTAAATATCTTGAGTTTACCTTCTGTCTCTAAGTTATGATATGCGTTCCAGTCGGGGTTTAACTTAATTTTGTCCTGATTAAGTGCTATCTCCTCCCAGTGAAGTTCTATCAAAGTTTGTATGTCTAGTTCAACCTGACTAAGAAACTCTTGCTGATATTTAAGTTTCACTCTTACGACCCCATGTAATCTTCTTGTCCTGTAAGTCTTCAACGAAGTCCAACCCCTTGTCGTTGGGGTAGACAGACTTTTGATACCCAGAGGTAAACCTAGCAATTCTAGCTCTCTCCAAGTCAATCAGCTTGTTCTCAACCTTAAGTTCAATAGTAGATGTGTCGGCACTGTCAGAGATATTCATCTGATCCATGTAACCCGAAAAGATTTGGTTAAGTCCAGTCTTATTGGTCTCTAGGGCAATCTTAGAACCATCTTGAAGTAGGATAAACGATCCGTTTTCTTGTAGGATTTTACCCGCAGAGAAAGTACCAAAGTATATGTTACATACACGGCCCTGATAAGGCTCACTGAGAGCTAAAGAGATAACATCTGAAGCTACCCCGCTAAGGGTAATAGTGGCACCCTTAACGGCCATCTCAGCGGTCTCTTCGATAGCTGAAATATCAAGAAGTGTACCCAAGCCAATCCACTGAGTTCCATCCTCAAGGACAAGTGTACCTTCCCCTGTCCACATACGGATCGTATTTTCGCCATCAAACCTAAGTTCAGTGGCAAAGAAGGGGTAAACTACATCCTCCTCAATGTTCTCTAGTGTAATTATGGAAAGGTCACGGGACATTGTTTATTATTCCTTGTCAGAATTAAGGCTTGCCTTGAGCATATCCATAAACGCCTGACGACCCACTTGTAGCTGCGTCAGGTTAAACTGGGTAGACCCAATCTTTTGATCCAGTGATCCAATGTGATTAATGCAGACCTTTGCCTCATCAGACAGTTGATCTTCAGTGTACTCTATGTCGTCAATCGTGATTACCTTTTTGTCTTCGGCCATCGTGATCTCCTTTTCTCTAAGTTAAGCAGCCCAAGGTGTTCCAGAGGCTTCGGTTGGGTTTGCCATTGCGTTAATCTTGTCAGCAATAGCAGCTTCAGTGTCAGCTTGTGATACGCTATCCCACACCCATCCTTGGGCCATTGCTTCAGTAACATCAGCGTAAGCAACAAAGTCAGATGAGGATGGGTCAGGGGTTAGCCCAACAGTACCATAAGATGACGCAGAGTTGTCACCGTCAACGCCAGTGCAGCGCCAGTGAATTACGTTAATCCCACCTGTTGCGATGTCATGTTCGCATGTGGGGATAGTCCAAGTGTAAGTTACGGCCATAGGTTAAACCTCCTGTTCAGCTAGATGGGCGGCATAAGCATCCTTAACCGCTTGTGTGTGTACTGCGGCGCAGATAGCTTGAACCTCTGCACTCTCGCCTGTGATGTCTGCATCAGGTGCAACGACATGGCGGCTGAAGGATCGGCTGATCTCTACTCC